CTACAAGAGATAAGTGATGACTTTGAGTTAACAGTAACTTGTGATGAAGAAAGTGAAGACTTTGTTGGTGGTGGTGTAGGAAATAAAAATGGATTTGCTTATGTAGAAGATGATGAAATAGAGCCATTAGATTATGATAATGATGATGATGAGTACATTGATGAACATTGGGATATGATTGATGAAGTTAAATGGTCGTGTGTCGGAGATGCTAGGGAAAACCTAAATGATTAAATCAGATGTTTTAGACAAAGGTTTCATTGAGGTTGTAGATTCATTAGGAAATGACTTAACAGTCGTCAATTCAGCTAGAGTATCATTCGGTAAAAGAAAAACAAAGTTCGATAAGTCAGACGAAAGACTTGTTCGTTATCTTGCTAAACACAAACACTATTCACCATTCAGACATTTACAAGTTCAGTTCCATATCAAAGCACCTGAGTTCGTAATGAGACAATGGTATAAGCATGTAGTTGGAATAGAAACAACATCCAACTCATCTACCAAAGACCACGCTTGGAATGAGATAAGTGGTAGGTATGTTGAGTATGATGAGTTTTACGAACCAACCATTTACAGAAAACAATCTGATGATAATAAACAAGCATCAGAAGGTCAGTTCGAAGGTCAAGCTGAAATAGCAGTTACTGCTAATTGGAAACAAGCACATAGTATGACTTTAACTGCTTATAAAAATCTGATAGATGCTGGTATGGCTAAAGAACAAGCTCGTTGTATATTACCACTTACATTATATACCGAAGTATATTGGACAACATCATTTCAAGCAGTAATGAATTTTATAGAATTAAGAAACGAGAAAACAGCACAGATAGAGATACAAGAATATGCTAGGGTTTTATTGAATCAAATGAAAGAAGTATTCCCAAAGACAACTGAATTATGGAGTGACGCTCATGGCTGGTAGAACATACAAATCACAATTAGGTGCAATACCTAAGATAGTAAACAACTTTAAACCTAAAACAAGTAATCAGAATATATTCTATAATATAATGGGAGATGAGGAAACTCAACTCATATTGTGTCATGGGATAGCTGGAACTGGTAAAACTTATGTATCCATTTACAAAGCTCTACAAGATGTATTGAGACGAGGTACACCATACAATAAACTTATTATTATCAATCCGACTGTAGATGTTGGTAACGAAGATAAGTTAGGTTTTTTACCTGGTGAGTTATCATCTAAGATACAACAATACAACGAATCCACATTTACTATTTTAGATAAGATTATCGGTAAGGATAAAGCTACTAAGATGATGTCGGATGGTAAGTTAGAGATTGGGGTATTAAACTTTCTGAGGGGAGTTAATTTAGAGAATTGTTATGTGATACTTGACGAGGCTCAAAATGTATCACCAATGCAAATCAAGACTTTGATGACAAGAATATCATCAAATTGTAAAATGATTATACAAGGTGATATGTCACAATGTGATAAGTTTAAAGCTAATGGAATTACTGCTTATGAGAAGAGTGGATTCTATGACGCTTGGTATAGATTAAAAGATGTAGAGGGTGTAAATCATATGGCTTTCAATAGAGACGATTGTATCAGACATCCGTTAGTTAAGAGAATCCTAAAAACATATGAAGATGAACACGAGATAAAGCTTGACATTTAGAAATATTATTCGTAGATTAATAGAAATAAAAAGGTTACAAAATGACAAAAAAAGAATGGTTACAGAAAAAAGTATTGGTAGATGAGTGGGGTAGACCACCATCACTTGCAGATGTTCCTTTAATGCCTATGACAATAGAACAGGCATATAAGAAACAAGGTGCTACCAATAAACAAATTAATCAGTTATATAAGGATAGAATCAATGCCAAAGAAAAATAAGAGTGGTTGGAAAGACTACAAGTGGTTTACATTAAAAGATGGGACTAAGTTTTTAGCTCGTGATGAACATGACGCTAAGTTATATCGTCAAAAGGTAGGTGAAGTTGAGTAAATACTACTACGAGAAAAGTGGTATATTAGACTCTAAGGTTAATATCACTTATCATGAGCTGTTTACCAAATCTGATTCTGAAATGGCGGAATGGATAGAAGAAGTTCGCCAGTTCATTATTGAAGATTGGGACGAGCGTGGAATACCACCAATGGTTGGTCAATCGATTGACCAGATAATTAGTTCATTTAAGAAACTTAGAGAGTATGATATTCATGGTTTTATAGAGAAAGCTGATGATGGTCAAAGAAACGTTATCAAAAACTTTAATAAGTTTGCTAATGGTGTAAATCAATTCTTCCCAACTATGTTAAAAACTCGTATCGGTGATATGGGTGATGTAACTCTTAACTCTATCTATGATAGAATAAAGGAAGATGTTAATAAACCATTATTTTTTAAAGCAATGCACAGAGGACTTCGTAGAGATTCTATGTATACTTTCAGTAAGTCTTTATCACAAGATAGAAAAGAAAATGAAAAGAATAAGTTACCTTATTGGAGTGGCGAAACTGCTGTTGAATGGTTAAGGTATTATAATGACAATAAATTAAAATTTAAGAATCACAGGTTGTGGATTGCTAAATCACATCAAGAGAAGTATCTTAAACAATATGTTACCATAACTGCTGACGAAATCAAACAAGCATATAAGGATGGATTGATAACTGAAGAGATGGTTACTAACTTATGGTGTCCTACTTTAAAAGCTAAATTGTCTGTGGAAGACCTTACTGATAATGTGATGACCAAGAGCGGTAAATCTAAAACAAATGTTTTTATGATTAGATACTATGACTTGAAGATAAGATTGTTTCCAAAAGCATTTCAGATATTTAGGTTGAGTTTAAACTCACAACCAGCAGTTAACTTTCCACCACTTACTGCTAGATTATTATATGAAAAATATACAGACCATATTGAACAAGATGAACCATTAAACATTTACGATCCTTCAAGTGGTTGGGGTGGTAGAATACTTGGTGCTATGGCTTCCAAGAAAAGAATACATTATATTGGAACAGACCCGAATACAGATAATTGGATAGACGAAATAGATAAGTCAAGATATGAGTATGTTGCTGACTTCTTTAATGAGCATGGTTTAGAAACCAATCCATTTTGGGAAGAACCAAAGAACACTTATCATTATTTCTGTTTAGGTTCTGAACATGTAGGTGACCATCCTGATTATCAACAATACAAAGGTAAGTTGGATATGGTATTTACCTCGCCACCTTACTTTGATAGAGAACAATATTCAGAAGATGATGAACAATCTTTTAAGTCATACCCGATGTACTCTGATTGGAGAGATAACTTTCTTAAACCAACATTGACAAATGCTTACGAAAGTTTAAAGTCAGATAGATATCTACTTTGGAATATTGCTGACATTAAGTTGTCTGGTGATAACTTTCATCCACTAGAACAAGATTCAATTGATATTATTGAATCACTTGGTGGTAAGTATGAAGGTAAGTTAAAGATGTTAATGGCGTCAATGATTGGAGTTGACCAATCAAATGTTAAGAACAAAGTTGATGTGGATGGAGTTACATCAAAATACGAACCAATTTTTATATTTAGGAAACCATAATGAATCATGCTACTTTAGATAATTTAGATGAGATAATGGATGTATTCAAACAATACGGAGATACATTTCCACATATCAGAAAAGACAAAATAGAAACAATGATTGAATTTCATAATGTAATATGGGATGAGAAAGTTCTAATCACATACAATCATTATAAGAGGAAACAAGCAGTTGCTATGATGACAGAGAAAGATAGGGTGGTAAGTGCTTATGAGGCTCAAAAAGGTGATTGTATACTACATCAGATTGCTGCTAAGAATCAAGGCGATGGTAGTGGTAGAAGAGTATTTGAAAGATTCATCGACTATAACAAAGGTAGAGATATTGTTCTATCAGTTAGAAGTTTAAATACAAGAGCTATTGAGTTCTATAAGAAATATGGGTTTATCAAAGTTAGTGATATCGAATGGGGTAAAACAAAACAAGTCAAAGGCGAAGTTTACCTATTAGAACAAAAGCCATTGTATAGATATAAGGAGAATAAGTTTGTCTAAATTAGGTGTGATAAAAGAGTTAGATATTGAACCAGCAAAATACGATTGGTCATTAGTATTGGATTGTATTGACAATACAAAGTTTTCTAAAGTCAAAACAAAATATAGTAAGGGTGATGATTGGACAGCAATTTCTTTACGAGGTTATGGTCCCACGCCGTTAGATATATTAAAACCTAATGTATTAAAGAGTAAAGTTAACGAGAGTGCTGAACTACAAGATACTGATTTATTATCAGACCAACGATTTGCGATTGTAAAAGAAGTATTGAAAAAGTTACCATCGACATTCGAAAGAGTTAGACTAATGAAGATAAAAGCTAACTCAAGTATCGGTAAACATTCAGATAAGATTGATAAGGAATTTGGATTGGATGATGGAAATATTGTTAGAATCCATGTTCCTATCAGAACCAATGACCAAGTTAATTTTTCACTTTGGGATGACAGAGAAGAGATACAAAACTATCTCGAAGAAGGTCATTATTATTATGTAGATGTCCGAGCACCACACGCTGTACAAAACAATAGTGATGTTGATAGGATTCATTTAGTTATAGACACCTATGTAAATAGCGATATATTAAAACTTCTAGGGATTGAAACTTTCTGGTAATATCTCTTGACTTTTTCAGTAAAAATAGTTAACTTTAAAACATAAATTTAATAATAAACAATAAACTAAGGAGAAGTATATGGATACTTTATCAAACCATTTAGAAGAGGTTATATTTTGTAAAGAAAATAATAAGCCTTCAAGAAATGCTAAACGAAGTGGTACTGCCGATTTTTATATCTTATCAGAATTAATAAAAAAATTATTACTTTCAAATGAAAGTAATCGTGAAGTAGAATTAGAAGAATTAGATAAATATTTAAATAAATTTGGACACTTATTAAGATTTGTTTCTGGTGTATCTGAAAAAAGTGCCATGTTAATAACTATTTTAAGAGATGGTTTAGATAATGTTGGTTATATTCGTGACGATGGTACATTATCTGGTTTAGCATTAGATGGTGGAGAGTATTATGACTTATCAGTTATTTCACCCAATCAAATTATAGATTTAATGGAAAGTATAGAAGAGGAATACGAAGTAGAATCTGTTAATAGAGAATTTTTTAATTTAATAGATAATGTTTTTAGCGAAATGAGCGATGAAGAGAAAAAGTTACCAATTTCTCTTAAAGAAATAGTAGAATCTAATAATGAAATAAAAGATTTTTATTTTTCTACTACATTGGACTATACTGTAAATCTTCTATCCATGACACAACATTCTAAAGATATGAGAGATGCTAATCTTCAACCTAATCCTTGGATTGCATTTCAATATTATTGGGTGCCAAATAAGTTATTACCAGAGTATAAAACTACTTTACTCGGTAAAGATTTATTTGAATTTGTTAATAGTAAGCCAGGATTATCGTATAGTAAATCTGGTAGAATTATGGGTAAACTAAATCCAAGTAATGAACCCATGAAAAAAGCTGAAAAGTTAAAATGGTTAGCAATTTCATATGTAGGTTCAGAGTTTTGTAACAATGTAAAAGACTTTGAAGAGTTTATTGTGATGGTAGCTAGATTTCATGACCACCATAAAAATGATGTGTTTAGATATTGGTCTAATATGTTTAAAAAACTCGTCAAAGAAGTATCTTATACTGAAATTACTGAATATTATGAAGATAAATATAAAAAAGTATACGAAAGTGACTTATGGGGAACATCAACAAAACCTGGTATAAATAAAGTTATAAATAGTTTAGTTGATAAAGTTAGTAAAAGTGGTGGACCAAACACATGTGGTGCTATTTCTAAGTTTAACATCTCAAGAGAGATAAATGGTGTTGTATTTATTGCTTTTACTATTTACATGAAAAATAGATATGGTAAGGTAGGTTGGGACAAAACAATCGAACTTATATCAAACAAGTACATATCTATTTTAGAGGGAGATGTTTATTGTGAAGCTAAGCCTTCTGAAAGTTGGAACTCGGGTAAGTATCCTGTTTGGGAAGCACTATATAAAAAATATATAGGTAGTTCTATTGAAAAGAGACTTAAATATGTCTTATCTCCAATGATAGAAGAGGTGATAAACAATATAAATAAAAAGAAAAATGATAGATATCATGAAAGTGTGTTAAGAACAAAATCGTTGAAAAAACATTTTAATGCGTGTTCAGATAATTATGTATTTTCTCGAATTACTTTATTTCCTCTTGCTGTTAATGGTAGTTTTGACGAGGCCGACACTATAACTGTTAATTTTGGAAATGGTAATGGTTTACATTGGTTACATCCAAATGATGATGAAAATATGGCTAAAGATGGTTTCTTGGGTTTATATCAAGATAATTTATCTCCAGAGTTAAAAGAAATGGATTGGACACCTTACATTGATAATAACTCTACTTATTGGAAGTTATTGTTGGACAGAAATCAAGATAAATTAAAAAATATAGATAAAGAAACTACCTTATACAAAAGAATAAGTAAGTCTACCGAGACTCTTGAGTTATTATCAGAACTAGACCTTAATATATAGGAGATTAACTATGAAAGAACTAACACCAGAGCAAATAGAACATAATTGGAAGAAGTTAAGAGACATCATCCAAAATACTTTCGATGGAGAAAGACTTGAAAGTATGAACAAGATGTATGACTACTTCGAAGAAAGAATGTGTCTTGCTCCAGCAAGTGGAAAGGAACATTTTCATAATGCTCATCCAGGTGGGTATGTGGAACATGTTCTACACATTGTAGAATTTGCTCAACAGATACATGGATTGTGGAGTAAGAACGGAGCTACGATGGATAACTTTACCATCGAAGAACTAGTATTTGCTGCTCTTCATCATGACTTGGGTAAAGTCGGTGACTTATCAGAAGATAATTACATACATAATGATTCGGACTGGCATAGAAAGAATCAAGGTATGATTTACAAACATAATCCAGCATTACAATACATGACCGTTACTGATAGAGCATGTTGGATACTTCAACACTTTGGTGTCAAAATGACAGAGAATGAGTATATTGGGTTAAGATTGACAGATGGATTATATGAAGAGGCTAATAAGGGTTACTATATGAATTGGAGTAAAGACAATCAGTTGGCAACCAATATTGCTTATGTCTTACATCAAGCTGATATGATGGCTAGTAAGATTGAGTATGACGAATGGGCTAGAGGTGACCATGATATTAAAGCTCCAAAGGTAGAACTGAAAGAAAAGTCAGAACAATCAGCAACTGCCAATCAAGCATTTAAGGACTTATTTGGTGAATAAAATATGTAAACCTAACAAAACAGTTTTTTGTGATAAATCAAAACCATTACACGAGTTTGCCATAAATAAGAAAATGAAAGATGGTTATGATAATAGATGTAAGGAATGTCACAAAGAATATAAACGGAAAATGAGAATGAAAGACCCGTTTAAACCTTATTGGCAGACTAAAATTAGTCGTATTTGTGAACATAAGTTTACAATTACACCGAATGATATACCTGGTGTAGAGGTTAAATATTTTATTAGTAATCGTAACAAAAAAGAGTTTAGAACAATAAAATATCCAAGTCATTGTCAATACTCTGGTATAAAATTAAATTGGTTTAACACAAATGATGAGCCTGATAGTCCGTCTATTGATAGATGGGATAGTAATAAAGGGTATGTTCCTGGTAATGTTTTCATAGTTGCTAAAGGTGTGAATAGTATGAAAGGTTCTGTTTCTGTTGAAAAATGGGAAGAAATGATGAAAACTCTTGGTTGGAGAATAATATGAAGTGTTGGCATTGTGGAAATGATTTAATATGGGGTGGAGATCACACCTATGAAGACTATGGTTTAGATGGTGATGGTATCGTATCTAACTTATCTTGCTCAAAGTGTCCAGCAGAGGTATTGGTTTATTTACCAGATGAAGAATTGATACCTGATATTGATGACTCACCAGATATTAAAGAAAGAAGATACAAATAATTTGTACTTAGATTATTTCGACAAGTTTAAAAACCAAAAACCATATCTTCACATCGATGAAAAAGAATGGACTTATATCAAAGATACATTCGAGAAGGATGATGTAAAGGAATCTCTGGCAAAAGTAGCGATGGACTATCCGATGCCGACAATGGAGATGACCGAAGATAATTGTCGTAAGGATTTCAACAAGTTAAAAGGAACTTGGGTTTATGATATTCTGAGAGAAGGTGAATGGTTTGGTAGAAGTGAAGATGGTTATGAATGGTCGTTAGATTACGAAGGTAAACAATGGTACTTTGCTAGAAATAATATCGGTAACAAAGCTTCTAACTACTTCCAACAAGAAAACAGATGGTCAGTAGATGGTTCAGTATCACCAGGTCCCAAACGGACTTGGGAGAACGAAAAGTTTATGACATCGTTGATGGGTTCAGCATATAGTTT